TCAGGTCCTTATGTTGCTTCAGTAAACGTTAGCATACCAGCATCTACATCATTATCAAGTTCTTATGCATTCAACTTAGCAGACGCAACAGACGCTTCTGACTTTGTAACAGCATGGTCAGCCGCAGGCATTCCTAACACATTAGCAGTAGTAAACACAGACGGATCAATCTCATTATCACACACTAAAGGTGGTGTAATTCAATTAGATGATTACGATGCTACAACAGGTATATCATCTGGTTTATGGGTAGAAGCAGGATTTACTTCAGGTACAACTATAGGCACTAAGTGGGGTGATTGGACACTAAATAATACCTTTACACCAGCAACTACAGGCGGCACAGGTACTAATTTTGTCCCTAGTATAACAAACTATTATACATGGTATGATTTTGATCCTGATACATTTACAAACGCAGGAACAGGGTATACACTAGGTGACCAAATTACTGTAGCAGGCACTAGTTTAGGTGGTACATCACCAGCTAATGATTTAGTATTAGAAGTAACTGGGGTAAACGCAGGAGCTGTTACAGCAATAACTTGGGTATCAGGTTACGGCTCAGAGATGTATACAACATTGTTATCTAACTGGGTAGCGTTTGAATCAACAGGTGCTAACTCAATCGTGTCAAACGAAGGTGCTCCAACAGCGATTCCAACTAACTTGACTAACTGGTTCTATTCAGCAACTGATCAAGTAGACCTTATGGTTAACTACAATGGTGCATGGCGCGGCTACAAGAATCAAGGATATGATTCAAATGGTTTCCCTGCACCAAACATAGCAAACGCAACTGATCCTTTAGGACCAATTATAAGTGCAACTGCTCCGATTACACAGTCTGATTTAACAGCATTAGTATACGGTGATCTTTGGATCGATACATCTGACTTAGAAAACTATCCTATCATTAGAAGATGGCAGTCAGTGACAAATGTTGATCAGTGGGTCTTAATAGATAATGCAGATCAAACATCTGGTTCAGGTGTTCTATTTGCTGACGCACGTTGGGCAACTAACGGTACAACTAACCCAGCAAACGATCCTATTCCAACTATTGTATCACTATTATCATCAAATAACTTAGATGTAGATGCTCCAACTAGCACATTATCTCCAACAGGTATGTTGCTTTGGAACAGCAGACGTTCAGGATATAATGTTAAGCAATACAGAGTCAATTACTTTAATGCTGATAGATTCCCTTCACCAGCAGTACTTCCTGCTCAAAAAGATGCATGGGTAACGGCTTCAGGTTTACAATCAGACGGGTCACCTTACATGGGTCGTAAAGCACAAAGAGCAATGGTTGTACAATCACTAAAATCAGTAATTGATAGTAACACTGCTATTAGAGACGAAGATTTCTTCTTTAATACTCAAGCAACTCCAAACTATCCTGAATTACAACCTAACATGGTTGTTCTAAACGCAGATAGAGGTGAGACATCTTACATTATTGGTGACACACCGATGAGACTTAGAGATAGTGCAACTGAAATTCAGGCTTGGGCAACTAATACAGCAGGTGCAACAGCAACTGGTGAAGCAGGACTTGTAACTAGAAATACTTATATGGGTCTATTCTATCCAAGTGGTATAGCAACTGACTTATCTGGTAACTCAGTAGCAGTACCTTCATCTCACATGATGATTAGAACTTTCTTACGTAACGACAATGTTGCTTATCCTTGGTTAGCTCCAGCAGGAACTAGACGTGGACTTATTGACAATGCAACTAATATTGGTTACTTAGATGCGGCAACTGGCGAGTTCCAAACTATTAGAACTCGTGTAGGCATAAGAGATGTATTATACGAAAACTTTATTAACCCAATGGTATTCTTCACAGGTACAGGTTTATTGAATTATGGTAATAAATCATCATTCAACTCATCATCTGCACTTGATAGAATCAACGTAGCACGACTAGTTGCCTACATACGTAGACAATTAATACTTGCCGCTAGACCATTCGTATTTGAACCTAATGATCCAATAACTAGACAGCAAATTGCTGGTGTAGTTGAAACATTGTTTATTGATTTAGTTGCAAAACGTGGATTATATGACTACTCAGTAGTTTGTGACGAGTCTAATAATACTCCAGCAAGAATCGATAGAAACGAACTTTGGATTGATATAGCAGTTGAGCCAGTAAAAGCGGCTGAATTTATATACATTCCAGTGAGAATATTTAATACTGGAGAGTTATCAGGTTCATAGGATAAAAACTATATAAAAGTGGCTTCGGCCACTTTTATTATAAAAGAATAAATACATATATAATTTAGGAGATATAAAATGGCAACAGCCTCACAATCATTATTCAATATGACCGTAGCCGCGGGAGACAACGCAGGCAATAATCAAGGTCTATTGATGCCAAAACTTCAATACCGTTTTAGGGTTAACTTCCTAAATTTTGGTGCAGAAGTTGGAGCAGGGTTAGAATTAACAAAACAAGTTACTGAGTGTGCTAGACCGCAAGTTCAGTTTGATGAAATTACATTAAACGTATATAACTCCCGAATCTACTTACCAGGTAAACATGCATGGCAGACTCTTGCTATGACTGTCAGAGATGATGCTCAAGGCAATGTATCTAAAGCAGTTGGTAATCAACTACAAAGACAATTAGACTTTATGGAACAATCATCAGCGGCGGCTGGTAATGATTATAAATTTGAAACTAACATTCAAATCTTAGATGGCGGAAACGGCATCAATACTCCAGTAATCTTAGAAAACTGGGAACTTTATGGATGTTACTTATCACAAGCAAACTATCAGACATTGAACTATGCTACATCAGAAGCAGTTACAATTGCTTTAACATTACGATTCGATAATGCTATTCAAAGTAAAGGTGGAGAATTAGTAGGCGTAGGCGAAAGCGTAGGTAGAGGCACTGGCGATAACGCAACTGGTATCGGCGCAATCTAATACCAATTCTTAACATTTTAATATCTTAAAATACGAAAAGGGGGTTTAAAAACCCCCTTTTTTATTGGCATAAATAATAGAGTATCATTAAAGGGTTTTCCATGAGTTTTATCACTGACGTTTTGCAAAATACTGTCAATAAGGTTACTAATCAGTTAGACAGACAATTATTCTCAAATGACTATTTGCGAGATTACACCCATGCGTCTAAAACTTTTCGATCTAATACTTACGAAAATGCACCTAAATATAAATTTCTTTTTCATGCATTTTTTGAAATAGATCCTGACGCATGGAAGAGTCCAGTTACTAATAATTATTCTGTTCTTGTTAAAACTATTAAACTTCCAAGTTTTTCAATTGATTCTACTATACTCAATCAATATAATAGAAAAAGACTTGTTCAAACTAAACTTAAATACGATCCTGTAACTGTTGTATTACACGATGATAATGCTAGTCAAGTAACAGGCATGTGGCAGGCATATTCTCAATATTATTATGGTGATATGAGACGTACTCCATCAGATACTGGAGTTAACAGTAGTGCTACAAAACAAGGATATGGTATCCCTCGAAATACTTACGGAGATGCTGGCGCCTGGGAAACAGATAATGGTTATGGATATCAATCAACGCCAATTACAGAAACGCAAACAAAAATACCTTTCTTTAAGAGCATCAAAATTTATGGTATGTGGCAACAACAGTTTGTTGAATATACTCTAGTTAATCCAATTATTACTAAATTTGACCATGATACATATGACTATGCTGAAGGCAATGGAGTTATGACAAACACAATGACAATTGATTATGAAAATATGCTATATAATGCCGGAAACATGAGAAATCCAGATTCTGGTGCAAGTACAGCGGCTAAAAATAAAATGGCGGCGGCGGGCGCCTTTGCACCAGCAGACTATGATATTAGAGTTTCTCCTTTATATGGTCCAGGAACTAATTCTAATTTATTAGGTCCTGGTGGAGTTGGAGACACTTTAGGAGGCATTTTTAAGAATATTTCAAATGGTCAATTCGGCATAAATGATATCAGAAATCTTGTTAAAACCCATCGGTCACTTAAAGACGGATCACTAAAAAGAAATGCTAAAGCGGCACTTGGTAATATGCTTACTAATACTGTCGTTGGTGTAGTAGCAGATGTAGCAAACGGTCCTATGGCAACCAATATATTCCCAACAGGATCAGTTAGTGGTGGAACAACAGGCCAAAATAATCAACCTGGATCACCGATGTATGTATATAATTCTTCTACTGACGAAGTAGTAGCCGGCACACAAGTTACTACACCTGGTGCACCTGGTGGAGGACCCTAATATGGCATTAACAGAAGTTTCAGTAAATACAACAGATCAAACAGTTAAACTTTTTGATAACTTTTATTCTTCGTTATTAAATATCAATGCATCTGAATGGGAAGTAATTTATTCGTATTTCCAAGAAGTAACTGGCAATAATGAAACTGCTTCACAATTCGCAAGTACATTATTTAGAATTGCACAAGAAAGTGCAGTATCAGTAATGACATTGTTTGATTACATTAAAGGCACAGATACAAAATTAAAAATGAACCTACAAATGGCTTTCTACTTAAATCTTATACAATCTAAAACTGTGTTATATGGAATAAATGTTGTTCCAAAGCCAAATGAATCTGTTCAACGTAATATAATTGCGTAACTTTTATTATGGCAAATAGATTTGCACAAGGTATCTATACAGTAATCCACCCTCAAAAGTATGTAGGTAAAGGCAAACCTAAATATAGATCAGGATGGGAACTTACGTTTATGATCTTTTGTGATAATAATGATAAAATATTACAATGGGCATCTGAATCAATGATGATACCCTATCTTCATCCATTAACAGGCAAACGAAAAAATTACATCCCAGATTTTTTTATCGTATACCAAGACAAATCAGGTTTAGTTAAAGCAGAAATTATTGAAATCAAGCCAAAAAAACAAAGCATCATAGAAAGTAAAGTTACAAGTGCAAAAAATAGAGTAATTGTAGCAATCAATCATGCTAAATGGAAATCTGCTAATGCATATGCTAAAGCACAAGGATTAACATTTAGAGTGATTACTGAAGATGATCTTTTCTACAATGGTAGATCAAAGTAACTAAATAGATATATGACTAAGAGACTTGAAGAATTGTTTGACATTGCGTCTCAGGACGATAACGAATTAAACGAACCTATTCCTGGTGTAGCAAGAGAAGTTACACGAGAAGCACTTAGTAACCTCGAGAAAATAGAAACAGCATTGCCTACTGTACGAGGTTTAGAAGCATCTGACCAAGAG